AGTTTCTGAACCGTACCGTTAGCCAGATCTACCGTGATTGCCGTACTGGTATTGGCTGTATACAGCGTTTCTGTATAGTTGGTGACGGTTGGGTTGGTCAACGTTGGTGTTGTTGAAAATACCAAGTTGGCACTAGTTGTTCCGGTAGCGCCAGCAGCCGTGTAACCCGTGATGTTATTAAACGCAGTAATGCTTGCTGACGTAGCGTTAGTTCCACCGTTAGCCACAGGCAATGCAGTGCCAGAGTAGGCAAGAGTTAAGTTGCCAGATGATGTTACCGGAGATCCAGTAACCGTAAACATGGCTGGTGCAACCAACCCAACACTCGTAACCGTGCCAGAACCGCCACCAGTTGCGGACAGCGTGCCGGTAGAGAAACTTAATCCAGACCCAATCGTTACACTAGAAAAGCCACCAGACCCGTTGCCGTACAGAATAGATGAGCCAGACGTTGCTGGAGCGTAATCAGTGCCGCTGCTAGCGGCAGAGATGGCAGTGCCGTTGCCTTTTAGGAGGCCGGTGACGCTGGTAGACAGAGTGATGGCAGGAGTGGTCGTAGGATTAGCAACCGTCCCTGCAAGGCCGTTAGCACTGACTACAGATACCGTAGTAACGGTTCCAGAACCACCACCACCGGCGGCAGCATTGCTAGTCCAAGTAGTTCCGTTGCTGGTAAGTACGTTACCGGCAGTTCCTGGTGCTACAAAAAGGACAGCCCCGGTGTTGTTACCAAGGATGACGTTGTTAAGCGTGAGGTTTGCCTTTCCAGTACCACCGTTAGCAACAGAGACCTGACCGCTCAGGCTAATGTCTGGGGTGCTTCCACCGCTAGATGCTAGTGGAGTGGTTGCGGTAACACTAGAAATGTTGCCACCACCACCTCCTCCCCCACTTGTGGATACTGTCTTTAACATGGTTTACCTCAGAGTCCGTCACCAGGGGTAATGTACAGAGAAGCAGATCCTGCTGCTGTAATTCCTGAGAAATAAGCGTTGGGAACAAACGATAGTATCTCGTCTGTACCCGCTAGAAGGGGGATAGAAGACGCTGTAGTGCTAATTGTAACCGCGTTGGCTATGGCATTAGCACTGCTAGACCCTACACCTAAAAATACGGTCACGCTACCGGCGTTAATGATGCGGTACTGGTTTCCACCTAGCGTAGTCGAGACTGCTTGTGCAGAAGTAGTAGGAGTGCTGTTGGTAGCGGTAAAGATTACCGTATTACCCATAGGGGTGAATGCTTGAATTCCCATTATTTGGCCTCCAGTTGGGCTTTGAGGCTGTCAACCTCGGCTTTAAGTTCTTGGATTGCTTTGATAAGAGGAGCAATCATGCGGTCATAATGGATGCCAGATACTTTGTCATCTGTGTAGATACACAGTTCTGGTTTTACAAGTTCAACCTCTTCCGCAATAAGACCAAACTGTTGTTCTTCCTCAAACTCTTCTAGATACTCACCTTCTTCATCTTTTTTAAGATAGTTAAAAGTGACTGGATTAAGTTCATATATCCAACTGGCACTGTTGAGTTGAGAGATATTAGTCTTGCTTGCACGGGTAGAAGAAATACCACCCATCTTGCCGGTTGAATCAATAAACACGTTCCTCGGCGTAGTAACTGTCGTGCTGTACATAGCAGGAACAGTAAGGTTGCCGGAGGTGTCGAGGCGCATCCGTTCGGTGTTGTTTGTGTTAAACAACATTGGCAAATTGGATACAGACGAAATTACAAGCCCTGTGCTGTTTTGATAAATTTCAGAAAGTGCTGTTCCGGCATTGTTTCTAAGGTTAATACCCGCGCCGTTTGTTCCTTGGATAGTTTGGTAAATATAGTTGGCGTAAGAAGTTGGCGAACTCGTCCCAATACCAAGATTGCCCGACGCATCCAGTGTCATCGCCTGTGTGAAGGTGATGGCATTACCTGCTGTGCCAGAAGGGGCGTTGAACCAGCGGTGCTGCCCAGCAGACTGGTCATATTTGGCAGCCAAGCCGGTGCCAATGTACTTATAGCCAGCGTTGTAGTAAGCGTTGGTGTCGATTTCGCCGTACTGATTGTTGAACCCAATTGCTCCGCTGCCTGCGATTTGCAGGGCAGTCACACCGCTCCAAGCACTCGGCGTAACCCCCAGACCAAGGTTACCGGAGGAGTCGATGGTTACTCTTTGAGAGCTTGCAGTCCAAATTTGGACAGAAGAAGTTGAACCAGAATAATACAAACCGTAATTGCCTGTAGCTCCTACAGTTTTATTGGCAAATGCAAAATAGCCGTCAGTATCAAGAATTTGAAAACCTTGTTGAAGTCTTGCAACTCCACCAGCAACGTCTAATTTAAAAGAAGGCGAACTTGTCCCAACACCCAGATTTGTTCCATCAAACGTAAGGGCACTTCCCGTACTGAGCGCACTACCGCTGCTGGCATAGACAACACCGCCAGATGTAAATGACGTTAGTCCAGTACCGCCAGACGCAGTTCCTAGAGCGTTTGTCAGCGTTAACGTACCAACATTAGCTGTCGTGACGTTAGCCGTACCGATAACCGCATTTGTGATATTTGCGGTAGTAACGTTAGCCGTAGTAATAGACACGTTTGTCAGGGTGACATTTCCACCGCTGATAGTCGTGTTTGCCAGGGTAATGTTGTTGAGCGTGGTGATCGTATTGCCTAGCTGGACAGACGTATTGCCAATCGTGATTGGCGTAGCAAAGTTAGCATCTAGTTGTGCCAGCGGTATAGACCCACTCTGCGTAGAAAAGGTATACGTTACAGCCATTTTAGAATCTCACTCTCAATTCATGTTCAAATTCAAACGTGCTGACAATAAACGCTGCGTTAGAACTGGTTATTGTCAACCCCAAATATTTACCGTACTGCTGCGCGTCTGACTTGTACAAAGCATAACTATTAGAAGGCGTCCAGTTAACAACATTATTGCTGTTGTTAGTCCAAGTCACCGCAGATAAGAAATTATTAAGCCAGGTTATGAACGTAGTCAACGTATATGACTGCGCCGTACCCGTAGAAGTCTCATTATCTACGCTAACCGTAAGCGTAGTATAGTCCGACAAGGTGGCTTCTATGCCAAACTTCAATGCTTGCTTTGTCCGTATGGCATCTCCCATAGGCATCAAAGCAGTCTTGATCTTACTCGCTACCTGCGCCGTGCTGTTGGCATACAGACGGTACAGATTCTTTCCGTCTACGCCGTACAGTCGGATTAAACCGGCTGAAGGGACGGAAGTGATGTAATCTAACTCCCCTTGGGAGGTCATGAACCATTTCTTCTCGAAGAAGACGGCCTGGACCTGCCTCGGACCAACTTCCGGGTCGTTGTAAGTGAAGTTGAATGCCGCGCATAGGATGTTATTTAGTAGAACCTGACCACCAGAAACCGGCAAAGAGAAATCTATGTTAGGGAAAACACCGTCTAAATCGTCTGACAACTTGCTGGTAGTAGATCCAACAAGAGAATAGATCCCGTAATCGTTCATAAACAGAACAGCACGGAAAAACGGGAAAATAGCGTAAATACGCTTTGTTCCTACGCTTGCAGAAACGTTAGTATTAGTAAATAACGTCTGCCCATTAGTGTCAACCCTAACATCAGAGAAGACATTGATGCTGTCATCTCCAAAAATGTACAGGAAGTTGTTGGCAGACAGTAATGCACGGATATTTCCGTGTAGCGTCGAGTCTGTAATGACAAAAGCACCGGCAGAAATTCCGGTAAAGTCACTGTAAGAGTCTGCTGCCGAATAATACACGGTTCTACCGGCTGCAACCCATGTTCTACCCGAAAAAGTCGCTACAGAAACAATCTCATCTGTGTTGACAACCGCTGTAGCAGTGGCTGTAGTGTTGCCAGACGGGACAGACGGTGCAGAAATGGTTACCGTAGTATTGGCTAAATAGTTAATCCCTGGGTTGTCCATCACAATAGATGAGACAGAGTTGCCCAAGACCACTGCAACGGCATTAGCGGACGTTCCAGACCCTGCAATCGTCACGGTAGGGGTAGACGTATACCCAGAACCACCGTTAGTAACCAGAACGCTTACAGTGCCTTTCTTGAACGTCAGAATTTGAGCTATAGCTGCTGCATTTGTGCCGCCACCACCCGTAAACGTCACGGTAGGAGGGCTGGTATAACCTGTTCCTGCGTTGGTGAGCGTTACAGAGTTAACTCCACCTGTAGATGGTATGGCTGTAGCCGCTGCGCTAGAGCCTCCACCGCCAGAAAAACTCACAGATGGTGCAGACGTATATCCAGATCCAGCCTCAACCACAGAAACCGCTACAACAGCCCCACCTTGGATAGCTGCAATAGCCGTTGCCTGTACACCTCCAGACAGGTTAGGAGCGCCCATAGTCACCGTTGGGACTGAGGTATACCCACTACCCCCTGCTGTGACCTGCACGGCCCTGACGCCGCCAGAACCAGAGACGATCGTACAAACAGCAGTAGCTTGTACCCCGTTAGAATCGTTAGGTGTTCCGATAGTAACGGTAGGCGCAGTCAAATACCCACTACCTGGGTTTGTGATTGATATTAAACCTACGGAGCCTATAGATACAACGTTGTTAGAATTCCAGCTAAATAGACCTTTTGACGGGTCACCAATAATCAACCGTTCGTTTTTCCACTGGGTCGCAGACACGTTGGCTCCGCTGAACGTACCAGACACGGCAACGTTAGACAGAACGTTAGAAGATAAATTAAATGCCTCTGATCGGCCACTGTCTTCAAAACCGACAACGTAATCGGTTTGATCGATATTAGAAGACGTTAAGTAAGTGACTACGTTGCCAAAGACAACGGCACTATTCGTGCTGTTAGATACCGCAGACTGCGCCGGAACGATCTTGATGTTAGAGTCGCCAATAGGCATGGCATTCTCTAGCCACGCAAATTCGTCCTCGTTGATTGCCGTCCGCTGGGCTTTGGTATTTATCCCACGGAATCTCTTGAGAACAGCATAGTTTTTTTTCTGTTCTTGAGATGCCATTTAGTAAGAACTACTGTAGGGGTCTGGAATACGGCGTGTAGATACCGTTGTCAGGACAGATTGAACCTGGCGAATATAATCTTGCCGGAAAATCTCCGCTTCACCATAACTCTGTTCCTTGTACTTGGCTTTGTAGCAAGCGTAGTACGCCACAGGAACAGTATACGGATCAAGAATAGAGTCTGCAACAGTTGGATTTGACAGAACCAGTTCGGTAGGCAAAACAACCGTGTCTAGTTCCATGCTGTAAGACTGGTCTGGAATCGGAGAAATATAAAGTTGGTTTTGACCGTAAGTTGAAAAGCACACAGGCCGTCCAACGTAGTTCTGCCAGTACCGCAACTGGGCGTTGAAGTTCGTCCAAGGAAGATAACGCAGCGGAATACGGGAATTACCCCAGTAGATATTGATATTGAGTACGTCTAGCGTAGATGCGCCGTTAGGCAGGGCAGAAAACGGAATAATCTCTGCGTTTTGGACGTAGAGCAGGGTTGCTGTTCCGTTTGTAAACGCAGTTGACGGCGGGAAATTGCTACCAGAAGCCGGGTATGGTGGAGCTGAAGTAGCCAGTGTTCCACCAACCGTAACCTGATAGATAAAGATATTAGAGAAAACGTACTGACCAGCGGTAACTGCTAGGCCAGAAGACCATGCAATGGCGGCAGTGCCGTTAGGCGCAAGTGGTGTAGCGGATATTTGAAGGGTGCGGAGGCAACCAGTGTCTCTAACCACTCTCTCACGGGCAGAATTGATGTAGCTCGTGAGTTCATCATTGGTCCAGAAGTTCCCGTTGGCATCGTGGAGAAGTCTTCTGCAATCTGTGATGTATGAGTTGAGGGTTGCCATAATCCAGCCATTCTAAACCCTCAGGAGACTTTTCCCCCCGCCGTTTTACGGACGGGCAGGGGTACTACGCCTACCGCCGAGGGAATGCGGTCCTGCGCGGCTGTCGGGCTAATCTTAAACATAGCCAAACGATCCAGTCCAATCTCAACTTCCGACGAATGCCGGACAAACCCCAGCCTTACGGCATAAGGCAATTTATCTGTGTCACGATACCCAAAAATATGCGTTGCTGCATCAACAGGAATTGATACCTCAACGCCTTTTTTGAAACTGTAGTCAACACCGGAATAGCGGTCTGCTAAATCGGTGTCGCTACAGTTAGTGACAAAAACTTCACTCACAGAACAAGAACGTCGCCAAGAACA